GATCGGCCTCGCGGGTTTGGATCACCGAATTTGCCACCGCGCGGGTCGAAGCAGCCGCGCCGTTCGCACAACTGCCGAGCATGGTCAAGCAACCGGTGCTGGACATCGCCGCCGGTCGCGTCGCGTCTTTGCCGTTTTCGGCTTCGACCCGCTACATCCGCATCGTCTGCGAGGTGCAATGCGCGATCAGTGCCACCACTGCGGCGGCGACATCCGACGTCCTGCTGCCGGCACTGCGGCCCGAATATTTTGGCGTTGCCGCCGGTCGGACCATCTCGGTGATTGCAGCACCATGACCAACCGCGAGCAAATGATGCGCGCCCTGAATGAGTGGTCGCAGGCGCGGTTGCGCTTGGCTGTACGCGCCGACGCGCTCGCACGCGCCCAGGCTTATCACCGCAACGACATCGCCCAGACCCGCATGATGTACGCCTATCAAGCGGCGCAGCGCCTGCTGAACGTCACCCGCGAGAAATAAATGCCCGAAGCGCAACTGTATCAGCTTCCGCAACGGCAGCGGGGCAACGGCGAAGCGCGCCCGAAACAGGACGACGAGGACGGCGACGACTATCACTTCCCGATTTCCAAGCTGAAAAAGCAGTATCAGGACTATGCCAGCCAAAAAACTCAAGAGGGCGACGAGATGCTCGACGCCCGGCACTACTATCACGGTGACCAGTGGACCAAGGACGAAATCCGTAAACTCCGCGACCGCAAGCAGCCGGTGGTCACCTCAAACCGGATCGTGCGAAAAATTGATGCGGTGGTTGGTCTGGTCGAGCGGCTTCGGCAAGACCCGAAAGCTTATGCCAGAACACCGCAGCACGACCAGGGCGCGGAAATAGCCACCGCCGTGCTGCGCTACGTGCTGGACAGCAACGACTGGGCCAGCAAGTCGTCGCGCATCGCGCGCGGCGCGGCGATCGATGGCGTCGCCGGCATTGAATACGATCTGGTGACCTCTGAGACGGGCGACCCGACGCTGGAATTGCACATGGTGCATGGCGACGGTTTTTTCTACGACCCAACGAGCTTTGACGAAGGCTTCACCGACGCGCGCTTCAACGGCGTCGCCAAGTGGTGCAGCAAGGCGCAGATCAAGGAGATCGTGCCGGACAAGGCCGACGAGATCGAGAACCTGTCGGAAACCGGCTCCGACATGATCAACACCCAGGAATTCGACCGCGAGAAGGTGTGGCAGAACACCAACGAGGGCAAGCTTCGGCTGATCGATCACTGGTACATCCACAAGGGCAAGTGGCGCTGGTGCCTGTACGCCGGCTCCATGATGCTGATGCGCGGCACCTCGCCGTTCATTGACGAGAAGGGCAAGACATTCTCGCGCTACCGGGTGTTCTCGGCATCGGTCGACCACGACGGCGACCGCTATGGCTTCGTCCGCAATCTGAAATCACCGCAGGATGAGATCAATCACCGCCGCTCCAAGTCGCTGCACCTGCTGAATTCACGCAAGATGATTTCCGAGAAGGGCGCGGTCGATAACATTGAAATTTCCCGCCGCGAGTGGGCCAAGGCCGACGGCTGGATCGAGGTCAATCCCGGACTGAAGGTCGAACCCGATCCGTCGAACCTGAATGATTTTCGCGGGCAGCTCGAGCTGTTGCAGGAAGCGAAAAATGAAATTGAAAACTTTGGACCAAACCCGGCATTGATCGGACAAGGATTGGAGGACAGTTCGGGCCGCGCGATTTCCCTCCTGCAACAGGCCGGCATCGCCGAGCTGGGTCCGTATCTGACCGCGCTGAAGAACTGGAAGATCAGGGTCTACCGCGACATCTGGAACATCGTCCAAAGGCACTGGCAGGCCGAGCGGTGGATCAGGGTCACCGACGACCAGCGCCTCGCCCAGTACATCCAAGTCAACAAGCTGACGATTGATCAGTATGGCCGTCCGATGATGGTCAACACGCTGGGCGCGCTCGACGTTGACATCATCATCGATGAAGGCCCCGACGTGGTCAACATGCAGGCCGACGCGATGATGGTGCTGCAAGCACTGGGCCCGCAGTTCATCCAGGAATTCCCGGAGGTGGCGCTGGAGTTGGCCCCGCTGCCGTCAAGCATCAAGAAACCGATGCTCGACACCATCGCGCAGAAGAAAGCGCAACCGCCGCCGCCTGATCCGAAGGTCATGGCGCTGCAAGCCAAGGCGCAGATCGACGGCCAGAAGGCGCAACAGGACGCGCAGCTGCGGCAGCAGGAAGACATGCGCGCGGCGGCGCAGCAGCAGCAGGACATGGCGCTCAACGTCCGTAAACAGCAGATGGACGAGCAGTCACGCCAAGCGGAAGCGCAGCAGGACATGATGCTGGAACGGTTTCGCGCCGAGAGCGAGGCGTCGATTGCTCGCATGCAGGCGGCGGCGGAAATTCAGATCGAGCGCATCAAGGCGGCCAACACCGCGCAACTCGATCAGGAACGGCATGAGCATCAGATGCAGATGGAAACCGAGCGCGCCAAGAACGCGCCCGCGCCTGCGTAATGCTGAACGCGCAATATTGGGCCGACAAGGCTGAGTTCAAACGCCTGAAGCTCCTGCGCGACGCCGCGCTGCAATCCGGCGACCGCAACACTTGGCTGCGGCTCAATCCGCAGATCAGACGCTTGGTGAAAAAGCTTCGCAAATACGGACGAGCCGCCGAGACAGGCTCACGCACGCCTGAGCGAGAGAAGGCAACGCACGCCTGAGCGAGAGACGGCAGCGCGCCGCAGCGAAACGCGGGAATGAGGACGATCATGACACCTGAGAACGAGGGACCAACTGAAGACGCACTGTTCGACAACGCGATCGAGGGAACGCCGGCAGAGACGACGCCGGCTGCACCACCGCCCGCGCCACCCGAGCAGCAAGAAGGCGCACCGAAAGATGACGCGGCGCTGAAATCGGAAACCACGCCCGAAAGGCCGGCGGTTGACGACAATGCTCCGCTTATTCCGTCGTGGCGTTTGCGTGAGATCACTGAGGAACGTCGTCAGGCGCAAGCCGAACGCGACGCCCTCAAAGCAGAACGGGACCAGCTTGCCTCCCAACATCGGGAATTCATGCGGCGCTTAGCGCAGCTTGAAAAACCGGCTGAACAGGAGGCCACGCCCGATCCTCTGCTCGATCCCAAGGGCTACACCGACATGATGGAGGCAAGGTGGGAAGCCCGCCTCGTCGCCGAACGTCGTGAAAACTCTCTTCAGATGGCGAAGCGGACCTACAAAGAGGAGTTTGATCAGGCTTACCAAGCTGCACAGCGGCTCGTGGACCCAAACCTACGGACCCAAATGCAGCAGTCGGCTGATCCTGGCGAAACCCTCATCGGATGGTTCCGACATCTCAAAAATCGCGCGGAGTTTGGCGACGATCCTGCTGCCTACCGCAAGAAAGTACGAGATGAAGCCCTCGCCGATCCTGAATTTCGCAAAGCCGCAATGGAAGCTTGGCGAGAGCAGGCTCCGGCTCAGTCTGGTGGTCGTCCCAACGTGCAACTGGCTCCGTCGCTGAACGGCGTCAGCCGTTCTAACGCTGCACTCCGAACCGCGTTGCAGGGCGACATGCCCGACGATGCGCTTTGGGACAAACTCACGACCTGACCGCTCGCGCACCTTGTCCGTAATGCCCGCCCCTCGTGGCGGGTTTTTTATTGGCTGCGTGCGTGTCGGCCCGGTCCTCACCCGAAAGGACTGCGCTCATGGCGCTCACCACCAACCATCCTAATAACGAGCTAATCAAATTCCGCAGCGATGTGGCGTTTGACTTTCTGCGCTCGTCACGGCTCGACCCCTACATGGGGGCCGACAGCACGTTCCCGATCGTGCGGATGAAAGACCTTGCCGCAGACGGCAAGGAAATCCGCATCCCGCTCGTCACGCAACTGGCTGGCCCCGGCGTCGGTGCCGGCACGCTGCGCGGCGCAGAAGAACAGATCGACAGCTACGGCATGCCGGTCTGGGCCGACTGGGCTCGTAATGCGGTGGCCAACAACCGCGCCTCCGACAAGGAAAGCTCGTTCAGTGTTCGCTCGACGGCACGCTCGCTGTTGCGCGGCTGGGCGCGCCGCGTCATCCGCGACGATCTTGTCGATGCGCTGCTGTCGATCCCGACCGCGACCATCCAGGCCAGCCGGCTGATTGCACCGGGCAACCGGGTCAACGGCCTCAAGTGGTCGGCGGCGTCGGCGACCGACAAGAACAACTGGCTGATCGGCAACTACGATCGCGCGTTGTTCGGCGCACTGCTGAGCAACCACTACACGGTCGGTACCGGTGCGGTCGCGACCGCGGCGGCGGCGTTGCTCAACGTCGATACCACCGCCGACAAGATGACGGCGGCGATCGGCAGCTACCTCAAGCAGATCGCGCAGATGACCGGCGTGTCGAATTCCAACCCGGGCGTCTACAACGGCAGGCCGAAGATCAATCCGTATCAACTGAAGGACACAGACCAGGAGTGGTACCTGTGCCTGCTGGGCTCGCGCGCGATGCGCGATCTCAAGGCTGATCCGGTCATGTATCAGGCCAACCGCGACGCGCGCGAGCGTGAAGCCAATCCGACGTCGAAGAACCCGATCTTCACGGGCGGCGGGCTGGTGTACGACGGGGTGTACTACCTTGAAATCCCCGAGATCACGCAGCGGCTGCTGCTCGTCGGCGTCGGTGCCTCGACCTCCGACGTCGAGCCGGTCTTCCTGCTC